TTTTTAATATTCACTACTTCTACTGGTTCAATGTGTATATTTCCCATCGATCCAACATTACCACCACTATTTACATCTGGTGTAGGAATATTTTTAGATTTTCCTGTTGGTGCATATCCTAGTCCTCTTGTCATTATTTTCCCCTTCCATTTGGTTTCATTCTAGCGAGTGTTAATCTGTTTCTATTCGCTAATTCTTGTTTTTCTAATGAAGTATCGGCTCTAAGTTCAGCTAATTCTTCGTTTTGATCCAATTTATCTTCATGGATATCTTGTGCCATCATAGCTCTCATTTTGTCTAAATTCAATCTTTTTTCAGCTTCTTTTCGCTTCTGTTCATTGTCCATTGCTCTAATATCCAGCTCCCTAGCTCTTAATTTAGCAATTGGGTCATTATCATACTGTGAAGTTATTGCTTTTTCCTCTTTTGCGTACTCTTCCATCATATCAGCGACTAAAAGTGCTTTTCTAGCTTCAATTTTCTGTTGTAAAGCCATCATTTCGTTCTGAATCTGCATATTTTGCGGATTTTGTTGCATCATTTGCTGCATTTGCGCTAATTGCTTCATTTCTTCATTAAATTCTAGCTCAATTTGCTCTTGTGCCATTAGACTTATGTGTTCTAGGCAGTTTTTTTCAACTGAAGCGGCTAACGTAGGTGCATTTCTGACCATGTTTGTTGCCATAAAGTTTAAATGAGCGGTAATATGTGATCTGTGGTCTTGTCCAGGAAAAGCTTGAAACTTATTTCCAGCCATTGCATCAATGTGTTCCAATGCAGGGTCTTTTGGAGTCGGTTCTGGTGGTTTTTTTAAAATTAAATCTATATCTTTTACACCTAAAGCTTCATACATGTTCCGATAAACTTCATATTGATTATGAATTTCTGGATTAGATGTAGCCAATTGCAGCTCCGTTTGTGCAAGGGATATTCTCTGTGTTTGAGAAAAAATGTTTGGATCTGCAACTGGCAGTATATCCACTCTATCATCGAAGTCAGTCTGTTTGATTTGTCTTTGACCACCAACGACATCATAAGGATAAATTGGAGGTAGATATAATTTGAAAACTCTTGCCAATAAATTAAATTCTCTTTTCATTGCAGCATATAATCTTTTGTGAATGGCCGACATTGTTCTAGATCCTCTTTCCAACAGAGCCACTGTCGTGCCCACTGCTGCCTGTTGATTCCCATCCCCTACTTGCATGTCCGCAATAGATGCGAACCTTTGTCCTGCTTGTACCACGACACCCATAAGTTGTAATAGTGTAGCTGAAGGTTCTTTAAAAGGTAATGGCATGAAAGCATCCCGTAAATTTCCGCCTGGTGCATCGACGTCTCTAAATTCTCCAGGTTGGAGCCCTTGAGATTCGTCCCGCATTTTTATGCCACGCATTTTAAAGCCTGCAGGTAAATTAGACAGTGTACCTGCATCTAGCATTGATCTTAATGCTGCTGTAGCTGTTCGTGATAGTCCACCAATCATATGTATTAAACCAAAACCATAAAAACCAAGTCCTGGTAAAAATTTAAAGTGAACAAAATATTGAATTTTATTTTTTAATGGATCACCTATTTCATAGTTTCTTCTAATAGATAAAACTTTTCTTGTTCCATCTTCTAGAGTTACAATGTAAGGTAATTTAATTCCTGTAGGTTCTCCTGTTTCATCTTTATCTTCAAAACCGTCTAAGTCTAAATTAGCATGGCATTCTAAAATTGTATAAACTTTGTCATCGGATCCTTTAGATGCTCCTTCTAAAGCTCTTTCTTTTCTTTGAACATCTGTTTCATCTAAGAGAGATGGGTTTAATTCTAAGTCTCTATAGAATCCTCCCACCTGTTGTTTCTTTAATTCATTTTCAGACATTTTAACAACGTGGATGATCGATTCCGCATCATCTAATGAGGTAGCTGTGTACGGAACCACCAAGTCATCCGCAGGAACAAATTTAGAAACTGCTCTCTGCATTATATCGTCATAATAAACTTTTTTAAATGCAGATCCAGCGAGAGGTAGATAAAATAACATTTGATCGAACTCTGCTTCGTATTCTTTCATTTGATCCATAATTTGATAATTCATGAATTGTTTAACTCTTTGTGCTTGAGCTTCTTTATCAGGATTAGGCACTCCTAAAATCTGGGTTCTAACGGGACCTTCTGCAGGTAATAATTCTTTGTAAGCAAGTGCTTGAAATTGAGTTACCGCTTCTGCAAGAACTGGGTGCGTTGCACCTGAAGCTCCTTTAAAAGGTTCTGTAGGTTCTTCATAAGTAAAACCTAAAAGATCCAAACCTTTAGTGTAAGAATGTTCCCATTCTTTTCTTGAAGTTTTATAATCTGTATAATCTTGATAAAGTTTAGAACCAAGTGGATCTAAAATATTGTCTGGAAGTAATTCTGCTAAATTTGCAAAGTGTCCGCCATCGTCGCCAGGACTCACGGCACTTGGATCAAAATTTATATCAATGCTACCATCCTCGTTTTCAATTTGTTCAACAGGTTGACCAGCATCTTGTTGCTCGATAATTTTTTCTTGTTGAACTATTTCTACGTCTTCTGGACTAGGTATGTTTATTGTTTGCTTTACGTTCGGTAAAGACTTGTCTATTTCTGCCATTTATTTTCTCCGATACTACTACTTTAGCAGTATTATAATTAATTTCAACCCTTGTGGATTAGGTCCTTTTTTAGGGGGTACTGTAGTGGTTAATTTCTTAATCACTTCCTTCTCTTATTTCTCTTAAAGCCTCACTTATAGCTGATTCAAAAGACATATTAATACTTAAATTCATTTACAAGTTTATTGAATTTATCTTGAGTAGCTTTATCTCCATATTTTAAATATTTTTTTGCATGGTCTCCACTACCTGTTACTAAACCAACTCTGCCACCCATAGCTTTTTTATCTTCATAGTATTTATTAATATCAGGTTCTACACCATAAGGAGTAGGTAAAGAAAAGCTACCAATGCCTCTAAGTTCTTGACTCAAAGTTCGTTCTTGTCTTTTAGATTCATTTATTAAAGTTGAATAAAGTTTTGCTCTTTCTCGAACCCATTCCGTTGCCTCTTTAGCACTTAATGCTCCTTCCTTCATTGCTTTCTCATATTCATTTTGTAATTTTGATCTATAAAAGTCTTTATCAGAAGTTCCTAAAATAGCTTGTAAATATAAATCACTTTTTTCTTTAAAAGTTTCTGCGTTATAGGGTTTAGCTTTTGGAACTATGTCTCCTTTGTCATAACCTACACGGCCGCCAGCATTTAAATATTCCTGAGCTTGTTTTCTGATCTCGCTTGGAATGCCTACATCCTCGTATCTTTTACCGAATGGATGTTTGAATTCTGGGTCACCAATTGTATCGGTAGCAATATATCTTGCAAAGTCTCGATCCGCCTTGTATTTATCTTCCTGGGTTATTTTTCCAATGTTTAGTTCAACTGGAATACCTTCTTCTTGTTTCAGTCCTGCAATTATTCTTGCATATTTAGCAGAACCAATATTACCTGCTCCCAATGCCTTTTTAGCTCTTTTTAATAATTGTTTATCTGATTCTCCTTCTTGTCTTTTTGGAAACCGAAGTGGTCTATATTCACCTTTATAATCTGAATAAGCTCCTTCTGGTTCCGCATAACCCGACCCTTCAACACCGTGAAAATTATGCTCATCTTTTACAATAAAATTTCCTTTTTCATCTTTTGAAAAAGTAGCTTGTCCTAAGGTCATATCTATATTAGATTCAGGACTTGTGAAAGCGGCTTTAATAGACATGGGTTCTGCCCCCCAACTATACCCAATAACACCATCATCTTTTTTCTGCGAAGATAAAGTTTTATTTGTTATTCCATACGAAGATGCATAGCCCATGCTTCCAGAGGTTTCAGCTTCAGTTACTCTTCTTTTAATTTCTTTTAATTCACTTTTACTAAAAAAGTCTTCAGTAATTTTATCTGTCACACCCGCTAGATTTCTAAGATACAATCTAACTGAGGAAGGTAATTCTATCCATCCCAGTCTTGGAATAAACATTTTTTTCATCTTAGTGATATTTTTAACTACTTTTGGATTATTCTTTAAACGCTCTAAATTTTCAGGACTTAAAAGCCACGATACTCCTTTAGACAGAAGATCCCCACCATTACTAAGACCTACCCTGCCGCCTGATGCTAGTTGCTGGGCGTATTTACCATAGATACGGCCGCCAGCAGCATTGGGCTTTCTAAATGTTGGATCCCAATTTTCTAAAGTTTCTGCTGGAATTACATTTCCAAA